TTAGCAGAAGCGTCTAATGATTCAATTAAAGCAAATTGTTGTTTAATAATCATTTCGACTCCTGACTTACCATCTAAATTATACTCTGTTAATAAATCAGCAATTTCGCCTGTTCCGTTAGTTTCCCATTGTTCTACAGCAGCTTTTAATTCTGCTGTTCCTTTAAATTGTAAAGGTAAACTTGTTAAATTCTTTTCGTTTTCTCTATTTTGATATTTTTCGATACTAAATGGTACTAATTGGCTTGCATCTTTGTATTGGTAATGTTTAAACAATTCATCTGATAAATTATCTGCGTATAGTTTTGCTTGGTATGCATCTGATTCGTTTGACATATCTGGATTATTTTTCTGAAAATAACCTTCCATCATAATAGCAAATGCGTCTTTTGCAATTTTTGCTTTTTCTTTACTAAGATCTGTTGATATAGCCATTGGACCACCAGTAAATCTATAAGCAAGATTTGAACTAGTTTCTTTTATGTATGTAGATTGTAATGCTTCTTTTCTATTTTGATCCAATATATTTTCGTGAGACTCTTGTTCAGTATATAATTCTTGTTCTAATTCAGCCCATTTTTTACTTGTTTCTGCATTAAATAATGTAGAACCATTTTTTCTTTTATATTTTTTAACAGCTTCTAGTACTGCAAACGCAGCTTTGTAATCAGCATCTGGAGAGCCTTTAATTGCATATTTTTCTATAAGTGATTGTGCTGCTCCTAATGCTATTTGATTAAATTCATTGCCTTTTAATCCAGCCAACAATTTAGCATTAGAACCTTCTGTGTCTAATGTTCTGTAAAATTCAGCCGCAAGCATTTCGCCTTTGTCTTTATTTTGATCAGTGATAACAATACTAGTTTCTAAAGAATCAATAATTACATTTTCTAAATTTGTTTTAAGAAGTGTGTGTTGTCTTTCTTTTATATAAGAAACATAACTAGTACCAAGATTAGCATTGGATTGTGCAACAATACCATCTAAACCTTTTTTAAAGAAATTACTTTCGTTAGATAAATTTTTATTAAAATATTCTGAATCAAAGTTAGCACTCCATTTAAAGAACTGACTTCCATCTTTATCTTCCCATTCTGGATTTTCTGCGATATTCGTTTGAATCCATTCGTTCATCTTAGTTTGTTTACTTAAACTAAATTGAATACCATGGTTTTTACCTTTAACATTATCATACACTGATTGCCAATAAGGTGATTGTGTACCATCTAATTCACCACTCTCAACTGCTGTTGCATACGATTTTGCTTCAGTAGATCTTGCTTTTATTTCGGCTTCTCTATCTGTTTTTTCTGTTATTTCTTTACCTTTATAATCTGTGTAAGCATTTAATGCTGGAGTTACATCTCTACGCAATATCGTAGCTAGTTGTAATAATCCACTTGGATCTTTTGAAACTCTGTTAACACCTGGAAATGTACTTTGATATGCCATTATACTTTACCGTAATCTCCCTTCTTGTATTTAGAATAAGAACCAACACCAGCAGAACCTATTTGTAACATTAAACCTAATTTACTAGGTGGTTGAACTGGAGGTAATCCTGCTATAGTTCTTCTCATCGCAGCATAAGCATCATCACGACCAAAGGCTACTTGTTGATTAGATGCATCAATTCCTGCATCAATTATATTTGTATCTAGATCTGCATCAAAACCAACATCTCTCAACATACCTATTAAATCGCCTTTGCCTTCGCCTGCGTTTGCCTGTGCTGTTGCTAATGCGTCTAATTTATCTCTTTTAGCTTTAAACTTTTCTCTTGCACTATTTTCATTTGCAACAATTCTTTCTGCTTCTAATCTTGTTAAGTCTTCACCATAAGCAATGTTTGCATCTCTTGCAGCTTGATCGTTTGCTGCGGCCTGTGCTTGCGCTGCTTTTTTCTGTCCTTGGTATTCGGCGTTAGCTGACGCAGCTTGCAAACCAAAGTTAGCTACTGCCATTGATACTGGATCACACATTTTTTTGCCTCATTACTAATAAAAACTCCTCGTTGTTAATTCCATATTTACGTTTTGCTTTTGGTTCAAACCCACAAAATTGTAACCATTTTAAAGTTTTCCAATTTTCTGGATGCACCCAATTATAAATAATTTTATATTCTTCATTTAATTTGCTTACCCATTGTCTACATTCTTTTATAAATTGTCTGGCATCAGTTAATAATTCATCACTTGATAACATCCAAACTACACCATAACCTTTTACAAAAGGACAATCTGATACACCAAACATACCAATACATTCATTATTAGTGCCAACCATTGTATAAACTTTTGAATTCTTTAATTCGAATGATGATAGCAAACCGACAATTGGTTTAACACCATGCGAAACCATTATTTCATCAATATCTTCTTGTCGCATAATTTTGCTAAGATGTATTGCATCTGTAGGTTTTGCTTTTCTTACATATCCTGGCATTATCTTCTTGACCTTCTATGATAAAAGCTTTCTATTTCTGCTGCAACTACATGCATCGGTAAATAAGAATTTGTCTCGACTGTTACTGTATGTTGTGTATTTTCTGCTTGAACAGGTACATTAAATGTTCCTGAAACAATAGGCGCACTTCCAATAGTAAAAGATGAATTACTTATAATTTGACCATTCATAGTGTAACTTCTAAGTGTTCTATCGACTGGCTGTACTTTAACTTGAAAGAAACCTGTGTCTTCATAATCAAAAGCAATGTTTCTTACTTGTAAACGTCCTGATGTAACTGAAAGCTTACCACCAGATGGTGATGGCTCTTTTACATACACAGTCGACATTTGATATTTTGTTGTATATTTAGTTCCAAATATTGCGTTCGGATAATTACCTTCTGCATAATATGTGGCTCCTGAATTAGTTATAGTTAAATCAACACCAGTTGCTGCATCTACACCAAATAAACCTGTTCGTTCTCCATAAGGAGATGTGTAAGTTGTTTTGTCTGTTGCTGCGTCGTAAGTGCCTGTTAATGCGACTTTGTGATCTAATGCTACATTAAATGTTAAATTTGTTTCATTTAAGTTTTGAATATCTACTGTATATAATTTACAATTTTGTTTATCGTTAGCAATCATATATAATTTACTTTCAATAATCATTCCACCTAAAATCTCTACACCATCAAATATCCATTTAGACCATGATGCTTGTATTTTTTCATTACGATCCCAAAAGTATTTATAAACATAAATTTCTTTTGAATTAGTAGGAGTTACATTTGAGTTTACTGAGTAAGGCGATGTTGATTCGCCGACTTTTGTATCATACGGAAATGCAAACATTGTGTCTTCCATTGGACAAGCCAATAATGATGTTACATTAGAAGGTATATAAGATGATATTCCTGCAGTAATATCTATTGAATCATTTGTTAATGTATCATTGTCTGCATAATATTCTCTAACAGCACTAAAATTTCCTTTTTTCTGAATAAAATAAATATAACTACCAACAGCAACTGGTTCAACTTCAGCATTATGTTCGAATGTTGTTGTTGATACAATTGACGCTGATTCTGGTGTTAATGTACCATCAGATTTTAATATAAATTGGTTTGTATCTGAAAATAATAATAATTGTTCGTTATACGCAATCGCGTGTTTTAATGTTGATACTTGTGTTGACGACGCCGCAATATCTATAGTATCTGTATCTAATGAATCTGTCCCTGTTGTTTTAAAGAAATTATAAAATTCTCCATTTTCACTAAATACAACATTTTCTTCTGATAAAATTCCTAATCTATTTTTATAAAATGTAAGATTATTTATAGTCTTTCCAATAAAAGTTGGATTAGGATTTGTATCTGCATCTCCTGAAATTCTTGAATTCCATGTTAATTGTTGGAATGTAAATGTACCATTGTTATTATTTACTAGTGCGTGTGGCATTGTTGTAGCATCAAAACCTAATACAACACCAGGTCCAACTACTTCATTCCAAATACCTTCAGTTTTAAAATTAACATAGTAATCAGATAATATATCACCTTCATCACCAGTAATTTTAAGTATTGCGTCTGTTGGCGCATAAAATGGTAAATCTGCAAAATCTTGTACTTCGTCTTTTACAGAATACATAGCGTTACCACCAAAACCATCAGAAGTTCCAACAGTGTAATTAACATTTCCGTCAGTTGGTTTTATATCTAATGTTGATGTGTATCTTGTAGTTGTAAAATAACTTGTAATTCCAGAATAATTTTTAAGTCCTTGTGTTGTACTTAATGTTGCACCTGTATCTGTTCTAATAGTTTTAAATCCAATATCATCTGCTGATCCGTTCCAATGTGTTGATCCTGTGCCAAAACATAGAATATCTGCAATTTTCATTGTGTCTCTAAATGCAGCATCAGTACTATAATCATTTCCAGATGGCATTTGAAATTGTACTTCTATTTCATACGACATATTTGGGTGTTTAACTGCTACAGCATAAATTCTTCCATAGTTACTTTGTTTTACGTATACTAATGCTCTTTCAATTTTTGCTGCTGATGTTGCTGTAGCCATTGCTGGTATTTTTGATTTATTAACTACAAAAGTAAAATCTGCAACAGTTACAAACTTAAAATCTTCTTTTGGATTTGTAGATGTTAAATAAGCATTTCCATTTGGAAAACTTACTGTTTTATTAACACCATCTAGATTCCATACTTTAACATTTTGATTTGTAAAAGCTGTTATAAAAGCATTATTAGCGTCACGTTGTACACCATGAATTGCAGCATTAGTCGGATATACATTTGTTGAATCTAATGTTGCTGTATAATTTAATGATGGTCTTTTAGATAAACCTTCAACCAATCTTGATTGTGCGTTTTCCTGTAGTTCAGCCTGAGTTTCATTTCGTTGTGTTGAAGTTTGTTGGCTGACCCCATTGATTAGATTTGGTATACTTTGTGATATTATGGGCATTAATAACTTCTTCTTGTTGTTCGATTAATAATATTATAAACATCATTACTTCCACTTAAAACATTATAATCACCATTGTTTGCATCAGAACGTTCACAATTAATAATTGCTTCTTGTTCGTCTACTTGTGTAAATCCAGCAAGTTCTGATGAACCTACCATTCTAGCTTGGAATTTTCTTCCTGCTTTTATTACTATTAATTTTCTTGCGTATTCTGGAATATGTTCAAAATGTTCTGCTGTTACTTGATCAACAAGTGGAACAACTGTAAATACATCTGTTTTATTTTTTAAATCGTATAAGAAACCATTTCTAAAAGTTATATCATACTCTGTTCTGTAATCTTTACTTGTATCAATTTGTATTACATTACTACCGACTGGAATCTTGCTATTTTGGTCTAAGGCTAATTTTACTTCTGCTTCTGTATTAAAATGCCAACCACGAGATTGTACTTCTACATTAGTTTCATCTAAAATCTGTAATGCAATAGAAACATCAACGCCGGTATTACCTGTAATACTGCTAACAGGAGCTTCACCTATAATACTTAGTAAAGTGTTAACTGCCTGTAATTCTGTTGTTGGTGTGATTCTAAATGCCATTATTTTCCTTTAATTAAATTTATAAAGAGGCGACTTCAGTCTCCCTAGGTCGCCTCCCCTTATAAGTATAAAGTAACGTAAATTATTACGCTTCTCTAATTCCTACTGCTGCTTCTGGTCTTAATGCGCCATGACCCATAGCGTATTTAGCAACCATTAATGTACCTTGACGTCTAATGTCATATTCCATTTCAGTTGCAAGATCCATAAGCTTAACTGTTCCTACCGCACTCGGGTGACAGATCATAGCTACGTAATTACTTACGTTGACTGCTTGTGGATTTGATCCACCTTGAGTTGCTGAACCTTGGTCTACACCAGAGTTGATGTTTCCAGAAATAAAGTGAGGAGTTGGAATTAATTCAATTCCAGCTACTTTCATTACTCTACCTTCTGCTACACCACCATTAGCTCCACCACTAAAGTCAATATTAACTGCATTAGTTGCGTTTGCTAATTTGTAGTATTCTTCTAGTCTTATGAAACACTTTCTACCTTCTTTTGGAACGTAGTGTGAGTCTAAAGCTGAAGCTGCATCAAACAATGAATCAATCATTGCATTAGCTGCTGTCGCTGCTGTTGCTGACGCAATACCAGTATTAGTTAATACTGTTCCTGCATCTCCACCAGTGATGTTAGCTGCTGCTGCTGTTTGTCCACCTGCTGCTTGCGCGATTGTTTGTAAGATATGCTTATCTTTTTGAAAAGCTAATGCTCTTCCGATCTCAGCTGAATAAGCCGATCTTACGTCCCAGTGATTTTTTGCTTCTTCGATGTTAGATAAGAATGCTGAACTAACAAGCAAGTCATTAATTGTAATAACTTTTTCGTTATGATTAACATCTGTTCCAACAATCTCTGCACCAGGTGTGTGGTAAGCTGCCGCGATTCTGCCCATTACTGGGAATGACGCTGACTTACCGTTAGAAATAGTTCTCACCATTTCTGCTCCTTGCGTTACACTAGCTCTTTCAAAGGCTGTTAAAACTTCCCCTGAAAAAACTTTAAGAAATAACGCATCTTCTGTACTAGCTGCATTTACTCGTCCTATGCTAGCCGGTTGTGCTACTGCCATAATTATTCTCCTATATTTTATGGTTAATTGTTATTTAATAAAGCTCGACATAAACTAGTTTTGATAAATCAAGATTGTCCTCCTTAGAGGGTCAAGTTATTTTGACTTATTATGTTTCGCAGTTGCCACCTGTAAAGGTTGCACAACTATGATTTTTTATTTTTATTAGCAAAGCTTCTAGCAGCTGATACACTGCCAAAACCCCATTTTTTTAACGCAAGAGCTTTTCTTGTAGGTTTCCCACCTTTTTTCATGGGACCTTTCATACCTGCAAAACGAGCAGCAAAAGAAACTCTTCGAGGATTAGTACCTTTTTTAACAGGTGCTTTTAATCCAAACTTTTTCCGCCCACTAGCATTAAGGCCGCCAGATGGGCTTTGGTATCTTTTAGCTACCATTTATTTTTTCTTTTTAGGAAAGCCTTTTTTCATATTAGAATAAGCTTTTGAACTAATAGTACTTTTAGATTTAGATCTAGAAGTTCCTGCTTTTTTTCTAGCATTTATATTTGCGTAAAGTCCTCGTCTAGCCATACTATTTCTTCTTTCTCATCTTTAATGGTTTTGTTTTTGCAGCTTTAGCTTTTACTGCTTTGCTTGGTCGTCCTCTTTTAGAACCATAAGTTCCTTTTCCATACGGCATATATTTATCTCCTATAATTGTGATTTAGATATTTTATCTTGTACTTCTGCTCTAAATGCTGAATCACTTTCGTATCTAGCATCTTTCATTGCTGCAGTAACTTGTGCCCATGAATTATATCCACCGCCAGTATCTGTTCCTGCTTTTCCTGAAATTAATTTAGGATTTGTACCATTTACAGCATCGTGTCTTGCTTTAAGACCTGTAACTGCAAGTTTAACAGCTTCTAAATCGTTACTATTAACTGTCTTATTAAATGCAGCAATCTCTTGTGGATTTAATGCATCTTTTGCCCAAGTAACAATTTCAGTATATGATTCTGCACCACCAACTTCTGCTTTAATTGTATTTTGCATTTGTGTAGCGACAGCTTCTTGACCTTGTATAAAGGCATCAACATATGATTTAGGAATACCCGCTTTTTCTAAAGCAGCAAAAGATTTTTCATCTAATGTTCCTTTTTCGTCATATTCTGATTGTAGTTGATCCATATTTAAACCAGCTGATTCAACTGCTTTTTCTGCAGTTTTTTGATCTGCTTCTATTTCTAAATTTTCTTTTTTAGGTTCAACTTCTGTTTTTTCATTTTCAAAAGATTTATCTTCTGCACCTAATTTAGATTCTAGTGCACTATAAGACTTAGCCATATCTTCGACAGTCTTAAATTTTTCTGGTAAACCTTCCGGCCTTTTTACTTCTTCTACTTTTGCTTGTTCTACTGGTTTTTCTTCAGTAGTTTCTTCTTGTTTTATTTCAACGGCTTCAACCATTTGTATTACTCCTGAGTTTGTTGTTGTTGCATCGCAGCATCAACCATCTTACCAGCTACACCAGGCGCTGCCTGTTGCATGGTATCATTCATTTGTTGTTGCTGTGCTTGTTGCTGTTGAGCTTCTTGCTCTGCGGCTAATTGATCTTGAGACTTAACAAGTCCTTCAGTATCAATACCATGACCAGTAGCAATACGTTTAATTAAATCTGTTAAATTTAACATCTGTACTACTTCAGGGTTCATTTTAGCAATCTGCCCTATTTCTGCCGTGAATTCTCTTAATTTTTGTAAGTCGTTCCCACGTCCTAATGCCTCAACACCAGTTATGATAGTAGGTCTTACAGTTCCTTTTGGTAACTTAGGAATTGTGCCTTTTGCTGACATTCGTTCCATTAATATTCTAACTAAAGGTAATTGGAATTCTTGTGATAACAATGAATAAACACCACCTAAGGCAGTCTCTAATTCATTCGCCATATATCTAATTTCTTCTGCTGTAACTCTATCGGCGTCTCTTTGTACTGCAGAATTTAAAAGAAATGCATATGACATTCGTTCCTCAAAACGTTGTATTGCTTCTGACACGACTCTTAAGTCGTATTGTTTTTCTACTTGTAATGTAGAAACATCGTCTCTTGATCCTGTAATAATATCTCCATTACTTGCTCTAGATAATTCTATTTTTTTTGTTGAAGAATTTGGTCTAACCATAAATACAACTTTACTTGATGCTGCAGCTGATTCTACCAACGCTTGACTTAAACCTTCTAAAGATTTTAAATCTCCTAAATACTCTTCGACGTAACCTCGACCGTAGTCTTCATTGTCTTGTCTTACCATACGCAACACTTGCCATGGCATATTATCTTTATTATAATAACCTTCTGATTCAGGTAATTTATATTCGTTTGCTTCTTGACAAACATAATATCTGTCTTTACTAATTAAACATACCTTAGTATATAAATCAACTTCGTCTGTTGACTGTGGATCATCAACATTTTTCATAACTTCTTGCATCGTCTCTTCATCAAACGTTAAAGGCGACACAGTTTCTTTAACAACAAGTTCTAATAAATTTCCCTCAGGATCTCTACGACAAACGTATTGTGAAATTGGAAATACTCTCATTGTAGTTTTCTTAGGCATATACACAAGTGTATTACCTGTTACAATTAAGTGTTTTAATGCTTCAAATACCGGAACTCTAATTGCTAACTGTTCAATTTCCGACATTACTTCTCGTTCTATTTTAGCTAAAGATTTTTCTATTTCTGTTTTTACTTCTGGAGTTTGATCCATTTCATCTTTAGTTTTTCCACCTACATTTAATCTAAAAAATGGTTGATTTGGTGGTAACAATAATAATAATAATTTAGATGCTAAATTGTTGACACCTCTTGCACCAACAGATTGATAAGGTGTATATAAGTCTGACGTATGATTAACACCATCATCCGGTAATAACGCAGGCAAAGTTAATTCGGAACATTCACGACCACGATTTAAAAAGTGCTCACGGTATTCTTTCATAGCTTCATAACGTTGTTTCGCCGTTTTATCTAAATAATTCATGATAATTTATTTATTGAGGGATTGCTAAACCAGCATTCTGAATAGAACCTGTGCCTAAACTTGTGTTTAATGCTTTAGTACCTTTTGCTGATTTTTTGATTTTCTTACCTAATGCGTCCATTCCGTCTTCGCCCGCGATTTCAATAGTTGGAGCCATATCTTCCATTGGCTGTGATCTAACTATTGGTGGCGGAGCAACCGGCGCTGGTGGCGCTTGAACTGATCTACTTCCACACATACTTGTTTTCTCCTTTATTATGTGTACATACTAGCATTATAAGCTGCATTAGAAGTAAAAGATGCCTTTTGACTTCCTGAAACACCCGTAGGTATTCCTAGCCCACTGCTAAGATTTGTACTTGGTTTGTCGTTATCGTTATTATTAATGTTATTAGAAACGGACGTATTGTCTGTTGTAGTACTTTTAGGTTTTGGATCGAATACATTACCATTGTAATATAAGTCCTGCGGGTCCTGTTTTACAGGCGCCGAAATTTTACTACTTCCTAAGCACATTATCATCCTTCCTATTTTTAAGTTCTAATAACCAATCAACAACATCTCTCTGCCCAGCTTTGCGCTGTATATCTGATATTGATGCTGTTGGTGTTGGATTAACTAATGGAAAAGTTTCATCTAAAAGTGCGACTAAATCATCCATATTTGATGGTAAACCAACATCTTTTATCTCGCTTTTTTCATTGTTTTTCCTATAGAGGTATCTGTTACTCATTTGACACCTCCATCAATTAGGAAGTCGATATATTTACGTGCTTTTAATAAGTCTTCTTTACCACCTTTATCTTTATAACGACAAATATACTTAATAATGTTGCCTTCGCAGAAGCCTAAACCTAAAGCCAATATAAAATTAATTGGCTGTATTTTATGTTTTTTATAGTGTTTAGGATCTACGCTATTTTGTACGGGGTCCATTTTCTTACCTCTTTTGTTTCAAAATTATAATCTTTTGGTAGTCTTAATATATACGCCATACGTGCTTGTTGTATTGCGTCGTCTTCTGTTAAGTCTACTTTTTCATATGCTTTAACAATCGCAGGCCAATAGAAGTTATCTGCTGCTTCTAGTATTTGTCTAGCTTTTGCTGGACCGACACCAGGGCAACCAGAAAAGTTATCGGTTGAATCGCCTGTTAAACATTGTAAAGCAAAATTATAATTAGCTTCTTGTGAAGATATATTTATAATTTCTTCTCCGTCTACTGATAGTTTACAAGGAATAGTCCGCATATCTTTATCTATGCTAACAATAATACGTTCATCTGTGTTCGTACATTGTTGACTATATAAACCCATAATATCGTCTGCTTCTAAAGCATTTTCACAAAGACAATCATATTTGCCTTGTACATACTCTCTTAAAGCTTGTAATATTAATGGCTTTCTTTTTGCTACTCTATTAAGTTTATACTCTGGAAATATATCTTTTCTAAAGTTAGCTCTTCCAGTTAAACATATTTTAACACTATCTGCTTGTAGGTCTTCGATATACTTTTCTATTTGTGTATCAAATGCTGGTATACCTTGTTTTAAGTCAGAATGTAGTGTCCACATTCCTTCTCCCCAATCAGTCGCTACTTCGACTTTACACGCTATTTGGTATAGCGTTATATCTCCATCTATTAACAAAGTCCTAGATGGTTTACTTATAGGCACTTCTGTTGGTGTGACTGGTGTTGTTTCACTTGTCTGCATCATCTTCTCCTTTATTGTTTGCATTAGTGTATGGTTCTGGATAAAACTTTTTATATATTTTATCTGCGAACCGCCCGACTTTGATAACCTGAGTTGGGTGAGCATATGTCATTATTAAGTTTGCCATAAAACTTACCCATACTACATTACCAATAACGTATCCTTTTTCAGGAATTACTCTATCAATGGTTGGTAAATCTGACCGATCACCAAACCAATTAAATCTTGTCCCTAAAGCGGGACATTTAAAATCTTTAGGAAAAATATCTAATAAATAATCAGATGTTAAATCAAAAGGTAGATTTTTTATTTTAGCTCTTTGCTTTAATTTGTATATTCTTTTTCGTAATTTTTCTTTAATGAATTGTTGACCAATCTTCTCCAGTTCTTGCGTCTCCTGTGAGTTTAACTCGGAGTTGCAAGCTTTCACCAGCAAGTCTAATTGCGTCAACTGTAAGACCTACATCCCAATCAGCTTTTTTCATT